GACGACAAGCCACAGGTTGATATAACACAAAAGGTAAAGAGATATGCGGGACCAAGGAATGATTTTCATGGACAGAAGGTACGTCTCGAAGACTTTTTGTACTACACCAGGAAAACCCTTGAGACAAGGTTTCCAAAAATTATGCTTACCAACTCATTGGGTATGAAAAAGATCGTTTTGACTACTCGCGACTCTACAAGTGATCTACGTATTCCATAATTAATTATCATCTGCAACCTTTGTTGCGAGGTAAAACTTTACCTCACCTAGATTCGCTACATTATATTTAAGAATTAGAAACCTATTACCTTCTTCTTGCATAATTTGCACAGACGCACACATACTCGTCGCCTTTGTAAAGATATTCATGTATTTAAGACTATATAGACCTGTAATTTCTTTGCTGTCTTCGGGGCATTCTATACAAGTTTCTTGGTTAGCAAAATCACCTTCGCATCGGAGGTGTAGTTCCTTCCCTTTTCTGGTAATTTCGATTTCAGAACCAATGTTTGACATATCACGGCATAACCTTTGAAAGTCTGCGGAAGGTAGTATAGTATTGCTCGTCATAGTAACATCTGGTACTTCGATACGACTTTCATTTATGTCCAAAAGTTTAAGTTGAAATCGGGTACTTGTTTTCTTAGTCTCACTTACGATCTCAATATCCATATACTCTTTTGAAGTAATTTCAATTTTGAGTACGTCATTATTTGTAATTGTCTTTAAAAGTTTAAAGGTATTTGAGATATTGATACCAGCAATTATTTCATCTTGCTCACAGTGATATTCTTCAAAGTTATCAGCGGAGAGGAACATATCAATGAGGGATGTCCTCGCGGTGTCAAGGGTTACGATATACATACCACTTGGTTTAAAATAAACATTAACATCGTTAAGAATATCCTTCAAAACTTCAAAAGTGGACTTTATAGCGGATGCTTGGATAGTTACCAACTTCATAATTACTAATTTATCCGCGTTTTTTCTTTAAATCTGTTGGTTATATGCAATACCTTTACTGACATCCATGTTAATTTTTTGTTCCAGTTCACTTGTCATAGCTGGCTGTAAAGATTGTCCATAAGCGTCGAGTGAAAACATCTCAGAATCATTCTCTTCGTCGTCCAGACCGGTCATAGAGCATCCCCCACTAAATCCCCAGTTGGAGACCTCTTTATTAGGAAGAAGTGAGTCTAACCAGTTTTTTATTTCTGAACCAACAAGAACTTTACCATTTTTTGTTAACATCGTGGGGACTCGCGTAATCTTATTCCTATAGGCAGGTGGAATACCCTGAGTATTTATATTATGATAATGAACAAGCTGCTTCAATTGTGGTTGTCTGTTTACATATTCAATAACTTCCATAGAGTGTTTGCACCTTGGGCTATATATCAGTAGAGACATCTACTATGTATGTGGTATTTTGTAAAAAAAAATTAACGCATAGTAGTAAAGATGATGAATTGGTCTTTAGTGATCCTTCTTATTGCCGTTGTCCTGTTACTTACGGTCAAGCGTGAACCATTCACTGAAATGTTTGGTTTTTCAGGACACAGCAGACCAACTGGGCGTGTTCGCTTTGACGATTCCAAACCCGATTTGACTTCGTACCGTCAGGCGGAAGCTGATGTTAATAATGACATGATGCAAGAGTTTGTTCTTCAAACCAATAAAGAAATTTCCAAGCGTACGGGTCTTTGCACGTACATCATAGAGACCATCGCCGTTAAAAAGTACATTGCACCAACAACCACCAACGTCGAAGGTGCGCCCGTTTCATCAGCTAAGAATGATGTTTACGAGGCTGTTTTTATGACTGTGAAGAACAAGGGATTTGCCTTCGGTTTCACCGTTATAGCTTATTTTGAAGTTACAAACAGTGGTGCAATTACATTGAAATCTATTCGCACCCAGCCACTTGATGTTGAGTCTGAGTCTCCCGTTTCCCCATTTAAGGGTGATCCATCCGGTAAAGAGTTTGTAAACTACGAACTTGTCAAAGAGAAAGCTGTACCAACCCTCGGTGAGTTAGAAATGGCTAAAATTAAATTGCAGTAATTGTAATGATCAGCATCAATGATGTAACGAAAATTGATGAAAAGAGAAAACAGATCAAAAAGGAAACATACAAACGAATATATGAACAGTTTTCTCGTAAAATAAAACAGTCTGTAGAGCTTGGTCACAAACAAATATTTTTAACAATACCCGTATTCGTAATTGGATGTCCTACATTTGACAGATCAGCTGCAGCGCGGTATGTAGCCCGTCAGTTTACATTGAGTGGATTTGATGTGAGACACCTAAGTGAGTATGACATATACGTGTCATGGATTATACCTAAAAAGGGTAAAGTGAAAAATGAATCAGACGAACCCGATTTTCCTGACCTTATGAACTTGAAGAAGATGGCGGACAAATACAGGAGAAGTGCGTAGGAAGTTTAGTAATAAAAACACACTCAATGATAAATGGATAACTTAAATATACTGGTTGAAGCCAAAAAGGAGTACCTTGGTCAGCTTTGTATCATTATGTGTCCAGTTATGATTGACGTTTTTCAGGATATGTACAAAGAAGCTGTCACACTTTCAAAGGGAAAGAAGCCTCTTGTTATGTTTCAGAAGCTCCTGAAGGAAGTTCCCAATTGGTCTAACCAGATGTCTGCTAACCACACCAGTAATATCGCGGATCGTTGTGCTTGGTTCAATGACCTTCTGGCGGCAGTCTTTGTTGCCTGTACTAAGATTCTCTCCGCTGTTCGCCTAAAGGCTGACAATAAGAAGATTAGTCTCAAACTTCCAACTAATGAGGTATTTATTCAAACTTGCTACAATAATTGCGCTAAAGATTTATATCGTGATCCTTATGTGTTCCACGAGGAACAGAGTGAATACGCCAGGGATGATCAGCTTACTCTACGTTTTTGTACAGCCATTGAGACTACAGTGAAGGAGTTGATTCCCGTTCAACAGATTCTTCAGACTTATATGTCACAGGAAACTCGTGATATTGATCTTGATGGTGATATTCAAGACACAGAGGATCCTGATGTGTATGATGGTCCAATGGAGGAACCAGAACCAGAACTCCCGCCTATGGAAGAGCATCTCCCAGAGAACGAACCCATGATGGGCTCCGAGGATCAACAGGTTCAGCCAACTGGTTTGGAGAATGAGTTTAAGACTGTTCCAGGTGTTCAAGCTCCACACACGGACTTTGACCCGGAACCCATGGAAGAACCTCAACCAGGAATGGGAATGGAAGGACCCCCTCCTCCTCAGGCTGAGACAGAAGATGACGGTGTTCTCTTTGGTGATGCACCTGATCACCGTATAAAAAAAACTGCGTATAATTAAATGGAGTTATCCGACTATCTCAGAGATCCAATTAACGCCGCACTCATAGCCGCCGCTTTGACTGCTGGTTATATTCACGTCAAAGCTCAACTTAACAATGAGGGTAAGTTAGATCTTAATAAATATGCTAAACCCGCCGCCCTAAATGCTATTTTGGTGTTTTTCATCGTTTCTAATGGTATTGGACAAAGGGAAACTATATCTAACGAACCTTTTTAACTTAAAGATTAAACCTTACATTTAAGAAAATGGCGTCTGTCACTGCGTTTAATGACATGCTCACCCAATTTCTTGTGGAATTGCACAAGACTTTTCCAGAGGAAAAAGGCATCAAGAAGATGACCGCTTCTTTCGAGATGATCAAGGAAGCTAACCCACGTCTCGTTGTTGACGGTTTCATGAAGGGTGTTACCCCCTACGCAGACAAGATATCTGCTAAGGATGAATCCTTCCTCCTTGAGGAGATTGAGAATATCGACTTCCTTAAGGAATTGAACATCAAGAGCTACTGGTCTCGTATGAGTGAGGGTACGAAGTCTGCTACCTGGCAGTATCTTCAGACTCTCTACATGCTTGGAACCACTATTAACTCTATCCCCGCTGATACTCTCACTCAGATTGAGAGTATCGCAAAGGGTGTAGCTGACAAGATGCAGACAGATGGTGGTGAGCTTGACCAGGATGCCCTTATGCAGATGATGGGTAGTATGCTTGGTGGTCTCAACAAAAAATAAACCTCATGCTATATTAAATGAAGGTTTGGTTTGACGATCCTCAGCAACTTACTAAATCTGATGAGGTTTTACAGTTCTGGCCTAATAAGGAACAAACTCCAGAAGACCGAATCAACGCAGCTTCTCGTTTTATAATTTATGCTACTTGCATCATTTATGTATCTCGTCGTGACCCAAGGATCTTTGTCCTCGGTGGCACTATTCTGAGTGTTCTTTATGTTATGTACAAGTCTAAAATGATCAAGGAAGGATACGGTATAAGTGTGACTGGTGATGAACGTGGTTGTCATATGCCCACTGCAGACAATCCAATGGGTAATGTACTTATGACTGATTACACCGATGCCCCTAATCGTCTCGAAGCTTGTTACGCCTCTTCTGTTAAACCTTTTATCAAAAGTTATTTAGATGATCGTATTCCATACGACGCTGGTAGATCCAGGTCTTCCCACCCTCAGTATCAGCGAAACGCGTCGGCTCGTCAGTTCGTAACCGCCCCGGTTTCAAAAATCCCAGGCGATCAAACCTCCTTCGCAGAGTGGTGTTATGGTCCAAAAAATGGACGTAATTGTCGAACTAATCCAGAGATGTGCAGCCCCAACTCAAGGGGAGTTCAGTTAGAAGCTTTCGCGGGTCTTGATGCTTCCGGTGATAGCCGAGTTTCTCATCGGGGATATGGCATTGGACCTTCTTAATATAAATATTCTCATGTAATAATAAATATGGCATACCAATTACAACCTGGTCTTGCAATAGTTCAAAATGCGGGCGCTCTCCCACCTGTGAAAGCAACTGAGGAAGTTTTTGTCTATCCTCAGCCCAGTAACCTTAACTACTGCGACAGCCGTCCTAATACTATGCTTTATGGCACCGCCCCCTACATGGCGGGAAAAGGTGCCCCAGCCCGATTTATCGAGACAAGTGATGAACTTCGTCCTCAATCTACCTCTCGTTTTAACAAGGTCGTTGTACCTACTTATGAACGTAACCTCTTCCCACTCACTAATATGGAATGTAAGGTTCCCCTTCGAACCTTAAGTTACGAACCATCCAGTACCCGCGCTGATCTCCAGAACGGACTCTTCCATCAGAGATACGCTAATAAAAATATCAATAAGAAGTAAGAATGGCAGATCCCATTTCACTTGCAGCTATTGCTGGTCTAGTTTTTGCCGGTAGATCTTTGAGTGTTAAGAGTAAACCAGAACCAGTCAAGCCTCTAGTAAAAGAGACAACAGGTTCGTCTCCCGAAATAATTGAACGTACTGTTGAGTCTGACATGGGTGGTGGTCTCCTTTCAGACGTTCCTGATTTCTATGAACGTCAGTTTGAACCACGTGTTGAGGTAGCCTCTAAAAGGGAAGTGGAAAGTTTCGCTGATATTGGTATTCAACAAAGAAGTGGTGGTCAAGAGATCCTAAATATGAGAAATCGTGTATATGATACTGGGCGTATGAACAATCTTTCCCCCATTGAAAAACAGATGGTTGGTCCAGGTCTCGGTGTTGGTGCTGATACTCCAGCAAGTGGAGGTTTTCAGCAACTTTTCCGGGTGAATCCCATTAATGTTGGCGAGCATAGACTTACTACTCTTCCAGGTCGCTCCGGTCCAGCTGCGGATGTTACCGGTGGTCGCGCGGCTGTTGTTGGTCAACTTACCCATAATAAACCCGAAACTACTTCTTACCTCCCCACTCGTCTTCCTACCGTACCTGGGCGTGCTCAGGGTATGTCCGGTGCAGTTCCTAGGGCGAGTCATCAGAAGACTATGAGGACTACTAACCGCTCAGAGACCGGTCTTCGTTCGGACGGTCTTGGATTTAATGGCGCTAAGCGTTTTGTTTCCGCACAGACTATGACTCAGGATCCCACAAGGTTTAAGAGTGACCGCAACGATTTACACTATGAGCATTACGCACAGGCTACTCCAGGTATTACCAACTTTAAGGGTGCTTACGAGAATAGTGTCGCTGCTAAGATTACTACAAAGAACAATGAGGAGCTTATGAAGTATGGCTTCCGACCCGAGGATCGCCGCGGAAAGGTGAATCGTATGGGTAATAAGGGTAGGATGAATGTAAGAGAAAGTGCCCTCAAGCAGGGTGGCGCCCTTACAGCTGTTCGCGCTGATACTACACGAATTGACGGTCGTTACGGTACTCCCAATGGTGGTTGGACTCAACAGTATCAGCAGAAACCATACCATCAGCTCAACGCGTACAAGGGTAACGAAAATCCCAATTCCAGAGACTTGGGTCTGGCGGCGAGGGTGCTTCAGCAGAACCCCCTGTCCACTCAACTTTATTAATTTTAGATGAATAGTTAAACAAAAACACTCATTAAAATACTCTGCATGTATTTTAATGAAGGTTCATACCCTAAATATAGATAGTAGTCAACGTGACACATCTGTCTACCCCAATTCTAATAGTTATGTGATGACGTTAGAAAATCCTATATATGATGTTGAAGAAATACGTCTCATTTCTGGTCGCATTCCAACACCTCAAACACCTTCACCCAATTCTCTTATTTTGAAATTATCTTCAGGTTCTGACGAGTTCAATCAATCTGTATATGCAGGAACACCACATTATACCGGACATATATTACTTGATGGAACAACTACATTAACATTTAATGGTTCAGATGATCCTTTTGTACATCGTTTTCATTCTGGTCCACAGAAAGTTATAACGGAATTAGGACTTGATTTTTATTACATGAACAGTGGTGTTCTTACACACTATAAAGATGCTGGTACAGACCATATTTTGAAGTTTGAAATAAAGTGTTCTACAGACAAATTAGAGGGACTTCCAAAGGTTCCCGTAGAGGTTGTTGAAAAGGCGTTGCCGCCACCAATAAGTATCCCTGAGATGGTAATTGATACTTATAAATGGAAAGACTATGTTTCTATTGCTATTATTGTATTTTTCGGAATGGTACTACTCCTCCTAATGAAGCGCAAACCCAAACTTAGCGAGTGATCGCGAAGACGGGCTGAGCAGGCTTGGAAACGCGAGTGGAGATCTTGGATATGATCATGTAGACCGCGATGGAGAGGAGGGTAGTAAGAATAGCGGTGAGGCTGTACTGGACACCACCGTTTTTGGGCACGCGGATCACCTGCTGGATGAACCAACGGACGACATCCATCCACGACATGGCAGCCGCGAAAGAAAAACCTGCAACGATGGAGTTAAGGGACTGAGTCTCGAGCTCCTGAGAGACAAGATTGACGGTCTTGATGGCTTGGGCGGTCATGTCAGACATAGTGTATAATATACCTTATAATTAGAAAATATTACTCAGGTAACAATTCCTCCTTTTCTACAATTTTTTTGTATTTTGTTTTTCTAACTACTGATGATTTAGCAAATATTTGTTCTTGTTCTTCTTCATCATCAGAGTCTGCATCAGAGCTTTCAGAATCATTATTAGTCACATGAAATGACTTATATTCGGATAACGTCCAACCTTCTGGTTCATTAGGCTCCAACGTGCTCATTACTATTAATAGCATTTTTTAACATCTGTTCTGTCGGATTTTGAGGTTGCCATGCATTCCACCTGTCAAAAGCTTCATTAACCTGAAGAAAAGTTTGGTTCGTTCCCGAATATCTAACAAATTCTGGACATTCCTCTGGGTCAACATCTTCCTCTCCCTCCTCCATCTCTTCCTCTGTAAGTTCTTCTTCGTAAATTTCTGGCATTGTGGAACCGATAGATTCTCCAACTTTATACATAGCACAGTATTTCATCGCATATTCCATATCTTCTGAAACTATAATGTCCCTTCCACAAGCTTTGGAATACTCGGCTGCCAGTAGAGTAGATTTTTCCATCACAGGTAACAGAATATTGGTCATTGTCTCAATGTACTGCTCAACCATTCCGTTACCTCCGTCACCAAATCCAGTTTGCATGTTCATTTTAGTATTTAACGTCAAAAATAGTTCGCGCAGTTCCCTCACTTATTCTGAGGATATTGTGGCTGAGGGCGTACACTCTAAACTGTCTTGCATAATCTACACATGGTGTGAGACTTAGGTTAACAATTTGCTCTTTTACCAAACTGAAGTTAACCTGACCAGTTGGATACCACTTCTCCGGTTCAAGTGCAAAACTGTATGAATAGAATCTTCTAATCAATTGAGTCTTAGAATGATGAATAGCAGCCTGAACACCCTTGAGGAAATTTACATTACCAGTATCTCTAGTAATTATGGGTTGTCCATCTAGATCAAGTGCGAGATAGTCAAGATTCTCATATAAAATGTATTTTCCACCTGTATCAGCAAGTGTATTATCATAATCAAATGGTGTCATAAACTGACCTTCTCCAGTTCCAACATCACCCTGCCTTTGAATAACAAAGTAAAGTTCCCTAACAGGATTTACAAAATCCAAATTGAACCGACCTTCTTGATTTCCCTGTGGAATATCGAATACATTTTGTTGAACTTGTGTGATAATATAGTCCTTCTTCTCTTTCATAAACTTTACCCTTTCAGTTGGATCTATGAAGACAACCTCTGTGCATAACCTAAAGTCCTTGATATGTATAGTTCCGGGTGTAACAGGTTGAAGTTGACCAGTTGATCCCTTTATTATGAGATGATCATGATTTCTAATCTTAATTTCAACCTCGACTTCTTGTTTTGTTATAGAACATAAGGGTATAGCCAGCTCTGGATTGTTATAAAAATAAAAAGGTAAATCTACAAAAAATTCGTCTTCTGTGTTGGCGGTACCAATAACACCGAGAATGTCTTTGTCAGATACTCTTGTGTCAACTGTACGCTCCGGGTATTTACCAATAAGCTCTTTGAGAGCCCTTTGCTTTGTTTGTGTGATGTTATGTTCTGAATATATTTGGAGATAATCACTTGTTAATCTCTGTATAACTTTACCACCCACCATGAGATCTACATGTTCTATGAGAGCATGTCCTATAGACTCAATAAACCTTGGGTCGTCATAAATTAGAGTAGAAATAGATGGCAATTTCATTTTAACACTTATAGTTGTCAATAAATCACCTGTATTTTGAGGAACTCTAAATCTGACCTTACCACCAAAATCTGCAGCATTTTCTGGATCTATGTTTACATATTCTCTTGCAAAGTTTGAATGTTTTTTGAAACTTTGCAAAAAGTATGAATAGTCTGGATCAAAGGTAAAAAACCTGTCTTGAGGTCCAGATGTTAAAAGCTGTACTCTTCCAGCCATTACTACTATAAGATTCTAAAATTTTAAGCCTGCCAAACCAGCATTAACACGTAATATATTAAAGTTCAAAGCATATACACGTGTCTTATTATCATCTATACTGTTGATAGGATCTATTTCAATTGTCAACAATTTATGAACTATTCTGCTCATGTTTACTTGTCCAGTTGGATAATACATCTCCGGATTAAGGGCAAAACTGTACATAGAAAACTCAGATTGTTTATAATTCGTCGCGGCTACGTATTCTGGAGGACTTATATGATATTTTAGAGCTTGTTCATAAACTAAAAACTTCCTATCTCTATCAAAAACAAGTTCGTTGTTGAATCTTAATTTTACATTTGATATCGTATTATACCTATTTGGGTGATTATCACGAACAGCCTTTTCAGATTGTGAAACGAAAAAAAGTTCCTTAACTGGGTGTGAAAAATTAAGCATAACAGATTTAGTATTTTCACCAGCCTTCATTACAAACTTTGACATTTGAAGTTGTGTTATGACATAATCAATGGGTCTGGACATAAGGTAGTCACGTTCTCTGTCTGTGAGAAATACAAACTCTGTATCAATTGCTATCTTTTTTAGAGTAGCTATAGCATTTTCTGGGTTTGCACCTGATACCAGTTCAGATAGAGGTCTCAGCTTAATCCTCACTTCAACTGTTTGTTTAGTAAGAGCACAAGTTGGTATAGATAGACTTGAATTACGATAAAAATAAAACGGAAGATCAATGAAATAATTGTAATCTCCCGAATAAGCTATCGTATTCCCATGACTGTTCAGGAAGTATACAGTTTGGTCAGTGTCATCATCTGTATTGTAAAGTTGCTGATGCATGTAAATGTATTCACCTGTCAACTTTTGTATAGTTTGACCTCCAATAAGAAGCTCTGCACTCTCTATTAAATGTGAAATCACAGAAGGACACCACTCATAACCAGTAGAAGGATCATTAAGTGTAACTTTCAAATTCAAGTTCTTTACTAAATCACCTTTATCGTTGGGTATACGACATGTAATGGTTTTTCCAAATGTGAGGTCTCCATCAAACTGACTTTCAATGTAATCTATAGAAAACTTAGTGTGTCTTCTAAAATTCATCAGGAAATATGAAAACTGTGGATCTCCTGTGAGCCACTGATCTTGGACTCCGGTGGCAGCAAGTCTTAAACGACCTGACATTCCTATAGTATGTGAGTAAAATTTTGCTAATTAAAACGGTACAATACTGTAGAATGAACCTTCAGTTGAGGAAATTCAAACCTGAGACTATAACGGACGACAGGGTTTGTGTGTTCATAGGCAAGAGAAATACAGGTAAATCAACCCTTGTCAAAGATATCATGTATCATAAGAAACATCTTCCAGCTGGTATAGTTCTCTCAGGAACAGAGGAGGGTAACCATTTTTATTCAGATTTTGTACCAGATCTATTTATTTATGGTGACTATGATAGAGATGCAATCGAGAGGGTGATGGCGAGACAGAGGAAATTGGTAGGTGCGGGCAAATCAAATTGCGGAGCCTTCATGCTTCTTGATGACTGTATGTACGATAGCAAGTTCCTTAAGGACGTGTGCATTAGACAATGTTTCATGAATGGGAGACATTGGAAGATCTTCTTCATGCTGACAATGCAGTATGTAATGGACTTACCACCAGCGCTACGAGCTAACGTGGATTATGTGTTTATCCTTCGCGAGAATATAATTCAGAATCGAGAAAAGTTATACAAGTCCTTTTTTGGTATCTTTCCTTCTTTTGATATGTTCTGTAAGGTAATGGATGCGTGTACGGAGAATTACGAATGTCTCGTGTTAGATAATACGGTAAAATCTAACAAGATTCAAGATTGTGTATTTTGGTACAAGGCAACTGTGAGAAAGAACTTTAGGGTAGGAAGCCCGGATCTCTGGAGACTTCATAAAAAAATGTTTAATCCTAAGTATCTCTCACAAAAGGAAGATGACGCTAAGAAGGCTAACAAGAAAACGGCGTTAACCATCACTAAGAAGAAATAACAAATATAAACTCTGTAACTTTAGTAGGACGATTCTTCAGATTACGACTTCCCCTATAGCAGTTGTAATCAATCTCTATTTTTTCGTACGTGTAGGGTTCTAATATCTTTTCCCATTCTTCGGGAGTTATGAATCCTTCGTTGCTATAAGACACTAATGTATGTTTAGCCTTTTTGGTTGCTAATTTCAAGGTAAGTTCCATAGCTTCATTAATCTGTCTCTTGTAATTATACTTACTTCTATTCCAATCTTCAGGGATACCTGATACTTTTGAAAGTGTATGAGGTCTCTCATTGGTACAAATTAAGTTTAACATGAAATAATTAGAACTGTAAGGATGTTGATTATATGGTGGATCTAAGTATATGAGATCAACCTTTGGTAGTTCTCTTAAAAAGTCACACGCATCCCGTCTATGTACGTAAACATCTCTACCCCTCTCAAGCCATATAGGAGTCTCAACTTCAATTCGTTTGGTGATTCTATCAACTGCATGACCACCTTTACCACCCCACCCACCTTTGTGGAATCCCTTGAATACACCCGAAGTATTTGTATGAATACTCGCCTTTACTACAAGAGGACCCAAACAATAAGGCTTCAAATGTTCAGGAACATTACGGTGAATATACTCAATCATACCGTCAATTCTCGTAGCGTTCTCAGGTGTATAAAAGCATCTATCACAATCTTCATTAGGTGAATAAAGTTCTGTAATCATTCCATTTTTACCCGAACATTTATTCATTTGATCTATATGTTTACGAACTTCCTCTTGGTCAGAGGGAGAAGGTGTATTTAGATAACAAGTAGATAAGACTTCACAATACTTCTCCAAATCATTTACATACAATGTGTCACTATGTGTCAGTAACATTCTCGCTACAACCCCGGAACCCGAAAATGCATCGACGCATATTTTTGGATTTAGCTTGTTTATTACACTCTCTATGTTATCTACTAACTTTCTCTTATTACCTAGGTATGTAATCATAGGTTGATTAACATAGTCTTTCATAATATGTAGTGATATCTTATGATTTCCTTAAGTGATTGCTTGGCAATGTGTTTCATAACAGCTAAACGTTCACCTGCTTTCCACATTGAACTTTTATTGGGAAACTCGTCATATTTATGTGTTTTTACACAAAAGGTGGCAAACTCACGATCAACGTCTTTTCGTATATCAATTTTTGGTAACATCTCTGAAACGTCGAAATCATTTGAGCTTTCCATTTCCCATACAATTGGCTCTTTCCCAAAGTTTGAGAGAGGACCAATCCTATGTATAATAGATTCACTACTATGAAAATCACATCCAGCTACAAATACCAGATACGGTGAGACAGGTAAATCTTTAAAAAGATGCCAAGATGCATTTAGATTCTTAAACACCCTCTCTATAGCGTTTCCAGTACCTTGTTTTTTGAGACCTTCATTATATCTATTATCATTTGTACCTTGGTATTTATCTTCAACAATTAAAAAACAATATTGTTTGGAATCAAGTTCTATGAAAAATAAACCACCATCCGGACTCATAAAACATTTATTGTTTTTATAATTTGGAATAACATCAGAAACTTTCAATTTTTTTTGCCAATGAAACTTTCCAATTTGTTTTACGTAGTCAGAGCAAAAATCTCTAAACTCATCCAGGATACAATTTAATGTATTTTCCGAATCAACACATACACCAGATGCGATAGAAGACCCTTTGTGTGTATGTTGTAAATGCGACATGAATATTTGAGATGAAGCGCGTAACTTAGGTGTTCCAAAAACATAGGACTATATCAGATGTCTACCGATATAAATACTCTCAACCTCGCTGACAATGGTGATGGAATGGTATCTCTTAATGACAACCCAACTACTAATTTTGTTAATAACAATCCTCAGATGCCTCCACCTAACCGTGAAGCGTTTTCGCATTCCGAAAAAAATCTGGGACAAAGTAAAGAGATGACCATGGATTCTACACCTATTAACGATTTAATGATGGAGCCCCCAATGATTGGTGAAGAGCCAAAGATGCAGAGCATGCAGATGGCTGCCCCTAACCCCCAGGGTGCTTATGCTGCCCCTCAGCAGCAGGCGGCACCCGAGAGTAAGAACCCCCTTAATCTCACCGATGATCAGATGATTGCCCTCGTCGCTGGTGCTGCGGCAGCCCTCGCTGTGTCCAAGCCTGTGCAAGATAAGCTGGTGACTTCTATTCCCAAGTTCCTTAACGAACAGGGGAGTAGGAGCATGGTTGGTCTTGCTTCTACTGGTTTAGTTGCGGCTATTGTGTTTTACATTGTGAAGGACTATGTCGTGAAGCCTTAAACAGTAACTGCGGCTCCATTTTCCCAACCCATATTAGAATAGATAGATTTATCTATACCCGAAAAGTAAGTCATTATAGCTCCAATGGATAACATCCCCATGAGCAAGGCATTAGTTTTAAGTGTCTTGCCCTTGTCAGTTCCGTACTTCTTGAGATCCTCGGCGGTCTTCTTGAACAACTTATTCATGATATAAGTTAAGACTAACGCAATAACACTCGTCGCCAGAAAGAATTGGCGATCCACAGCAAGTTGTGGAATACGTCCAACAACCATGTGGAACACATTTGGAATTACCACTGTGAGCCACACGAGATTGAGATAGTAGTTGTTAATAATGTTTGGTACCTGAGTGACTCCATATACAGCAATCCAATAACCAATTGCAGTATACAAAACGTTGATAGGTGTCTTCATTTGATATGTACAAAGATTATTTATCCTGTACATGCTGACCACAGAACTCAGTTCTCTCTGGTATCTTCTCGTATATACCCAAGTTTACACAAATATCACGAAGTTCTATGTAATTATTCCAATAATCATCTGAATGAGAAAACTCTTCAACTGTGGAATGAGCTAACTCGTGAACCAGTACATGGAAAATCTCATTTACAGAACCATCAAGGCATATGGCAATCTCCTGACCTTTATTTGTGTTATACCCAACTGTTCCGTTCATTTTCTTATAACCAGTGATCGGAATATGTCTGGACAACATGTGAAACTTTGGATGCTCACTTTCTTTGATATGCCTCCTGAGAATTTCATATTTCTCTTTAACCTCTATAAACTCCCTCGGTTCTCGGGTAGTTGCAAGTAAAAACGCATTTACGAGAAATAATAGAATCAATGCGATCATCTCTTATATACAAATATAAATTTGCTATAAAGTTCTGATATTTGGTTTCCCTCAAGACCTTCCCATAACTCTAACCTAAACCCCAACTCCTCTAAATGTGTGATAAGTAAATCCCTGTATGCAATTGGCTCTGACCGAGGACCGTCTGCATAGAAAGGTGTATCCACCAAATTTACAAACAATTTCTCACCAAAACCACCGTTACCGGGTGTCTTCGTCACAAAGAAGTTACCCATGTCATCTTCAAGGGGTGTCCTAAATATGATCTTCTCGGAGTCGGGAATTATTCCTATGAGACGCCCACCAGGTTTCATCCTTTTCCTGATTTCCCTAATTGAATTGAAAAACCTTTCCTTCGTTTCAAAAATGTAATGAAGTGAAAAGTTGTAACAAACAATATCATATTTACGATTTGGACAACTATGAATATCACCCTCATAGAAGTTTACCCGCATACGCATGTTTTTAGCACGCGACTTTGCTTCCACCAGGGCTTCTGGTATAGGATCACACATGCTCATATTTGCCCCGCATTTGTGCCATTTCTGAAGGTCTCCGCCAAAGCCACAGCCAACATCAAGGATTTGATCACTCTCCCTCGTCACAGAATGGATCAAGTCCCTCTTGGCGTTGTTGTGGTTTTTTCGTATTTCCTCCATCTTATGGATTTTAAGATTTATTTCTTTTACTTAGGCAACCAAGAAACCAATTCATCTAAATCATCAAGGTAATTTAACTTCAACATCTTCCAATGAGATTGAAGAAGATGGTAGCCAATTAAACAAATAGTAATGAACATTTCCATCACCTTTTAGAAACTTCTGCTTCTCCAGATTTGGTACATCCTTACCAATATCTAAAGTAGTAAACAAATCGTAACCCAAATTCTTGGCGATGAGGAATGCATCATTGAAAACGTCTCCAACTATGTAAAATGAATATGCTTGTTTGATTGTATATAAACCATCTTTTCTCTGGTTTGGTATATCATAGAATGATATGAATGTATTATCCTTCTCATTTATATATGAATTAGCTGGAAGTATCCAATGTTTTACCCATTCTTTGTCAATGACTGGTGCAATCTTAAATTGTTTAAAATGATTCTGTAATATTTTGGTAACTTTTGGAATATCCTTTGTATACATCTTTCTGAAATCAGATGTTCCACGAACTTCAAGATATTTTTGTTTAGTTTTAGATGAAACTTTAAAATATCCAATGTCTGATAATCTTTTAACATTTAAAATGCGATGCCAATAAGAAGATTTCACTAAAGGTGTTGGTATTTCAGTCACAGCGGTGTACACAGCCTGCCATATACCCTTTGTATTAGCAATTCGTTTCATTTCACTTATAAGAAGTGGTGCAAACCCTAAAGTTCTGTAATTGTGATGTACACATAGAAAATTGATTTGAACCATTTTTAAAATATCATTGCACACCCTCACTTTAGTGGGAACACTCGATATAAATCCAATAAGTTCTTGTGTTTCGTCGTGTACAATTCCTCTATTTTCATAACCATGTGATTCACCTGCCCATTTTAGCGTTTCAAGTGAATATCTAAGAATATTAGTCTTACCATCTAAATATTGTTCACTTAGGAGTGGGTGAGCCTCTTCAACTGAACACACTTTCCATGAAAAACCATTTGGAAGCTTCACAGGTTCTTCCACAACCTTCTTTTCTTTTTCTATATCCTCCCCCCGTTTATAATCGAGACCTTCCTGTGGGACGGGTTGTTTATCCCAAAATGTTCTCATTTGTATTTTATACCATAAATCTTTTAAGCAGGCTTAAAGTTTTGAAGACTGTATACTGTATAATATGTCTCTCGAGCAGGATTACACTACTGTCCCTGGTCAGCTTTACGCATGCCTCTCCGTTGTAGGACCAGAGGCTCCCCAGAAAAATGATAAGTTTGGTATTAAGATCCGCGGTGCTTTCGCCTCACGTGATGAGGCTGCTAACCATGCCAAGCGTCTTCAGAAGGAGGATTCCACTTTTGACATTTACGTCGTTGACATGTACAAATGGCTACTCATCCCCCCCGATGCCGCGAAGATTGAGGATGTGCACTACACTAACGAGAAGCTCGAGGAGATCATGATTGGTTACAAGGACAATCAGGCTGAGGCTACTCGTATGTTTAACGATCGTAAGAGGGATATGATGGAAGCTAAGAGCTTCCTCAAGCCCGGAGATGAGAACTCTAGGTTTTACACTAAACCTGATGAGAAGCCTATCAGTCATCCAGCTGATGTCATTGAGCGTCTCAGGAAGGATAAGCCTGATACTCCTATGGAGGATCTCGTTAAGGAGGCTGACGCCATTGTTGCTGCTGAGGTTGAGGAGCGACGTAAGATTCGTGAGGCGGAGGATGCGGCTTCTACTAATGGAACTATCGAGGAGGGTAAGGAGGAGGAAGGTGAAGAGGTCACCTCAGAGAAAAAGGATTAATTTCATATAAAAATATAATTATAAAGTAAACAAAATGTGGAAAATAGTTATTGCCATCATTTTGACTAGTGTCTTCTTCGTTTTGTTTTTTGAACCGTATATACGAACTAATACGGTTATCGATTCAAAAAACAAAGTGAGTACTACAGATGGTTTTATAGAGGATACTAGAGATGTCCTGGCTGGACGCGTCGGGACGCGTCAGTCTACACAATTATTAACGCGTGATGAATCTGGTGAACTGGAACCTGTTTATGGAGACATTGGATCTTTTATGCCATACTCAAGTGTACCTGAGAATAACTGGCTGCATGGTTTTCCCCATGAAAAAGCCGAGTAAGAATACAGCGAATGCAATTATCCACGTAGACTTGTCGATATTGGATAGAAAATCAATTTTTTCTTGCTGTTGATACTGCTGTTGAGGAGGTGCCATCATTTCCGATGGATGATAATAATACGCTTGTTCCGGGATCATTTCATCACTAATAGGTGTACTATCTTCTTCTTTCTTTAATGGATCCATATTTGCATCATAATCAATGGGATTTCCCAAGTCGGTCTCCATTTTTTATATAGTTATTGATTTTTTTAAGCGTCTTCTTCCTCACTTTCCTCATCGTCATCTACTATGAAATCCTGGAGACTTCCCTCATCCTCCTCATCATCACTATCCTCATCGGAGTAAATCTCCTCATCTGTGTCGAGGTCGGATCCAATATCATCAGAATCATACTCCTCGTTGGTATAATCATCTTCTAAAACACTTTCTTCTGGAGTATAGCGTTCAGGTTTCTTTATATGTCTACCGGTTCGCGTACGTGTTTGTACCATTATATAGATAAAGAATCCTGCTTTTTAAGTATCTTTTGGTGAAATTGTTCTCTAAACTCTATATCTGTGTACAATGCGAGTTCTTCCAGTGTTTCTTGAACCATACGTATGTTACCATCGCTTTTATGCTTCAAATATTCTTTATATAATTCTGGATGAACACCTGAATATATATGGAATTCATCAACCCCATTTGGCACTATATTTTTAAACTTAATATCACCTATAAGTGTGGATGCTATGTATGCTGTAATACCTAATAGAATCAATGCCATTCTTCTACTATCTGATCTTTATTTTTTTTCAGATGGTTTAAGTGCTTGTTTAACACTACCATTAAGTTCGTAAGTTCTTGCGTTATTCTTTTTACAAATAGGACATTTTTGAGTGATTTTCGTTCCATTGATTGTATATGACATTGTAGCCCCTTCATGAACACCTTTGATCGTTTCACAATGTGTAACCGTGGTTAATACTGTAAATCCAGACTTTTGACGTGCAACACTTACAACACGTGTATCTTCTGGAACTTTCATACATCTAACCATGTATGACTCGAGAGGTGCTTTTACTGCGGAATGTTTAATTTGGGGTTTTTCTTCAAACTTTTTAATTTCGGGGCACTTCTTGAGGTCTTCCTTTTTGGGATACATTTTTTCAACAATTTTGGGTGGTAATTGATGTTTGCGACCGTAAAAATCTTTACAGAAACCATCTCGTCTACCTCTAATAGTCTCACATCTACAAAAACATTTTTGAGCAATTACCGAACCACTCACATGAAACCATACATGATTGGAACTATGAGGTCTTTTCAGATTTTCACAATATTTAGAGTTTGTACTTACCAAAAATGTTTCCTTATGTTTGAATAATTTAGTAACGATTGATAGACTTTGTCCCTCTATATTTTTTCGAATAAAATCTTCAATGAGACCCTTTAGTTCATCATTTTGAATCTCATCTTTGGTTTGGGCATCGGTAAATGCACCTTCCTTGATTACTTTAGATGGTGGTTCAACTGTTATGTGTTGAACTTCATTCGTTCTAATTGCAGACATTTTGAGAGTGTCAATATTTGGTTTTTGATCAATCTTGAGAAGAGTACTCAGAGGTCCATGCTTATAAATGAAAACAGGTAAGTAGGCAACTTGTACAATCTTACCTGTACCACCACATTCTTCACATCCACGACCACCACATGGATTGTGTTTAGCCATCTTATGAGACCATGGCATACGGAAACCACTTCCTTTGGATTTTCGTCTAATATCACCATATACAGATGAATCTATAATTTCATTCCAATCTATAGATCCTTTTGCTTTTGTTAGAGCAATCAAAATATGTTCTCTCAGTGCCACAGCTGATGACTGATCAACTACAAAACCAGACCAATTCAAGTGAACACCAGTCTTAACAAATTCACCCGCCTTTTTAGGAGGAGAAACAGATATAAGACATTCTTTGCCACCGTGACGTTTAACCTTATCACAAATAATTTTACAAATATCCTTAATCTCATTTAATGTTAGAGCTACGTCATCTTTGTAGTCTATATCAACGAAGAAATTATAAGTTTCTGTCTTTTGTTCTACTACGTAAAGTTTTTCTCCACTCTTTACAGCTTCTATATACTTTTCATAGAAGTCATTCAATCTATCGAATGGCACGGAAAGGACACCACCGTCCATGAGCACATGCGATAAGTTGGTTGCATTATTGAAATTATTGTGGTTACACCACTTCTTAAACATACCTTGTTATTGATCTTCTTCTCTAAACCACCTCACACAAGAGACATCGTGGTATTCCTGGCTCTGAGAAATTTCCTTCTTAAAAGTTAAAAGTTCATACACAGTTTTCTTTTCATTCTCTTTCGTCCATATATCCACTTCTTCATCACAAAATCCTCTATTTTTTTTCAAAAGTTCTCTAATCTGTAGAAGGATGTAAGCCTTTGACTTCATTCTATTTAATAGAGAAGGTTTTTCTATTGAGAGAAGTTACACATGAATAAAACTTTGGGTTTTTCAAAACATTATCAATTATAAGTTTCCACTGTCTACGTGAATTGAAATCCTCGAGTGTGTCAAAACTCATATAATCATTTTCATCATAGGTCTTTTTTATTGGTAGCTTCTGTATCTTCCTAAGATTCATCTTCTGCTTCTCTTCGTAAAATTTTCTAACAAGTGATTGTTGGTAATTTCTATTATAGTCCACATAGAATACAAATACATTGTATTCCAAATCTATCGTGGGACTCTCTTTAACTGTAAACTTAAATTCAGTATATTCACCGTTTTTAAGTGATACAACACCACGAGTCTCTTCCTCTAATTCTCTTAGGGCACACCTGATGGGGTTGAAAATTTCTCTCCGCCTGCATCCACCAGTGACAAATATCCACTCCTTAAACCTTCGGTCTCTAACTGTAAGAAACCGAGGCTTATCGTCAACGAAACTGACAGGTATAGCTATAGCTTTGTATTTTTTCATTGCGCATTCGCAAGTTATAATAACCGGATATGTTTATTCCTCCTTCTTTTCTTCAGCAGCCTCACATTCAATCTCTGGTTCATCTTCGGTAACCATAGGAGCCTCGGGTACCCTCATCCTCTGAATGAGGGTACTGGAAAAGTTCTTAAGACCTTCAAGGTCCTGCTTCTGCTTGTTCATCTCCTTGAATAGGAAAATGACACCAGCGATAGCTACGATGGTGGCCACCATCATGAGGGTTTCACGGTCCATTGCAATCATTATAACTTAGATACACACCTTCTTTTTAAGTATTCTACACGATAGCACCCATTTGAGTTCTTCCTGATGGTGGACAATCATATGGACTTTGGGCAAATTGGACGGATTGGTAATGCGTATCTTCACATGATTTCTGGGTAGGTGCTGTGGGGTGAGCAACATACTTTTCAAGTGTCCTGGATTTAGGATCATACATCAATACAAAAACGATGGCGAGTAGGAAAACTACGTTCCACATATGTTTTATTAGTTACAAAGAGATTTAATTTAATTACTGTAAAGGAGTCCTCCCATACCATTTTCCACACGTAAAATGTTGAAATTTACTGCGTAAATATCCTGGTCGGAATCATTACGGTCGTTTACGATACGAGCAGAGTCGAGGCGGCTGAAATTCAAGCTACCAGTTGGCTGAACCTTACCGGCGTCAAGGCAGAAGGGGTAAAAGAAGAGCTTCTCAACGGTAGCAGAAGCAACCGCGGATCCGGCGTTAGTAGTGTGGTAGTAAAGGGGAACCACGGAGAAATTGGGATTGGCAAACTTGAAGTCAGCAACATCAGTGCCGTTAATCTGAAGCTTAAGCTTATTATCAACAGAGCCATCATGACCGAGAATGTTCACCGCGGAACCCGAAGCAGCCGCCAAATACTTGACGGGGTGATTCAGGTTAAGCTCCTGAATCTTGGCACCAGACTTAATAGTCTTCTGGACCTGGGTAATCAGTAAGTTCTGAGGGTTGGAAGCGAAAAACTCACGCTCCTGGGTATCGAGGTACGCATAATTGGCATAGATATCCCACTTGCGACTGGAATCACTGGCGTTAGCACCCCATGTGATTCGAAGCTCCACGTCGTGATACTGGAGGGCAATAAGTGGAAGAGCAGTCTGCCAATTCTCACAGAAAGCAAAACGGAGAGGGTAGAAGTTCTCGTTTGTAGAACCACCGAAAAGATCACCCGCGACGGACTTGGAAGAAGTGGTAGCGGAGAGAGTAGGAGCAATTAGGGTAGAGTAGGTAGAATCTTGTTCATCAATAACCTGTCCCCCCACTAAGAGCTCTACCTTGTCAATTAGAGTAGTCCAATCAGACTCCTGCTGCACAAGAGATCCATTGTTGCAAACTAAGTACACATAGTTGAGAAGGTCACCCTTGCGCTCGAAGCGCACGGTAGACATACCATTGTTGGACACGTTACCCTGGATCACCTGACGTTCCACGGTTTGGGAAAAGTTAGTATAGCGCTTGTAAGTAGACCTGAAAAAGCTGATTTCAGGTTGGCCTACTAGGTGCACGTCCTGTGCACCCACGGCTACGAGTTGGGCAATACCACCAGACATTTTATATTATAGTGAGACTTTATTTTTTTAAGTGTGAGTCACTACGATATAAAATATAAATTTATAATTTCATCATGTAATAGAGTGCATAATACGGGTTGGTTATAGTTATTGCAGCACTATTCCCAGCATTAGCCATATTAGCAGTGTGAGAGTGATTCGCGTTAGCATTTGCTCCACCGTGTCCATGAGGGGCATTTGCTCCATCAAAGTAATGTGTGTGATACGAAGATTGATCCGTGGCTTCGTTGTTGTTGTTCGTCGCTTGAATTGCGTATCCACTACCTGGTACGTTATAGTTATCCCAACCGGGTAAACGTCTCCAAGAGAAACCGTTGAGGGGGTGGTTGTGGGAACCACCACCGTTACTATTGTGTGCATGGGATACATTCGCGGTTTGGGTGCTATGAGTATGTGGATGATTTGCACTGTCTACTTGATGATTATGAGAGTGTGGGGGTAAATTAGTAGATGCTAGTGTTATACTGTTCGCTCCACCTTCTTGACCAACGTTGATATCCCCACTGGCACCACGAACAAATTTATCGCTTAGATTAGGGGTTCCGTTAGAACCATCACAAACAGTCCAACCTATAGGAATAGCAGAAAGCAAACCGCTCCATAAAAGAATAAATCCAGTTGGAATGTGTGCGTTGGTAACCCCAGCAACGTCTATAGAAGCTGCTTTCATTCCACCTTCTACACGTAGTCTGTAGCTTCCCGGATCTGTTGTACCTATGCCAATATTTCCATCGAAAACGTCAATCTTCGTTGTCATTGCTATTATTAATAGTATACAATTTTTTTAAGTTAATAAATAAACGTATCACGTTTTCATAATATAGTAGAGTGAGCGATATGTGTTTGTTACAGTAAGAGATGAATTCCCACCCGCCTGTCCAATTTGAGTTGCATGGTTATGCGGAGCATTTGATCCATTACTATTGTGTCCATGTGGGGCATTCGCGGTTTGGGTGCTATGATAGTGGGTCGCGGCGTTACCCGTCCCGTGATTAGTATTGTTGGTTATTGGCCAAACTGCCCATCCACCGGTACCCGAACCATGATGATTCATATTATCCCAACCGTTTAGACGTCTCCAACTAACCCCGTACAAATTATGAGAGTGCCGCCCACTTTGTTGAGAACCGTGTCCATGAGGGGCATTTGAGCCGTCGAAGTAATGTGCATGTGTAGAATTGGCGCCGTTTGTGCTGACTTGGTGATTATGCGTTGGTAATTGATCCGCAGACATTGTTACACTGTTCGATCCACTGGCTCCTGCGCCGAGAACTGTGGGAGAAGGTGCTGCATCTCCTGTCGCAGCGCGAATCATTTTATCTCTTAGATCTGGAGTTCCATTAGAACCATTGCATAAATACCAACCCGTAGGAATAGAAGCGATTAGACCGTGCCAAATAGCAATTGCACCGGACGGGATATGTGCGTTGGTAACCCCAGCAACTTCCATAGAAGTTGATTTAAGCCCACCGTCTACACGTAATCTGTAGCTTCCCGGATCTGTTGTACCGATTCCAAGATTACCACCAAATGTACGAATCTTTGTTGTCATCGCTATTATTAATAGTATACAATTTTTTTAACTTAATAAATAAACGTATCACGTTTTCATAATATAATAGAGTCCGCGATAGTGGTTTGTTATAGTAAGAGATGAGTCCCCACCCGCCTGTCCAATTTGAGTTGCGTGGTTATGCGGAGCATCATTATTATTACTACCGTGTCCATGTGTGGCATTCGCGGTTTGGGTGCTATGATAGTGGGTCGCGGCGGTGCCGGTCGTGTGATTAGTATTGTTGGTTATTGGCCAAACTGCCCATCCACCGGTACCCGACGGCGTGTGATTCATATTATCCCAACCGTTTAGACGTCTCCAACTAACCCCGTACAAATTATGAGAGTGCCGCCCACCTTGTTGAGAATTATGTTCATGAGGGGCATTTGATTCGTCGAAGTAATGTGCATGTGGAGAATTGGCGGAGTTTGTGGCGACTTGGTGATTATGTTCTGGTAATTGATCCGCAGACATTGTTACACTGTTCGATCCACCGGTACCCTCACCAAGAACTGTGGGAGAAGGTGCTGCATCTCCGGTGGCAGCGCGAATCAATTTATCTCTTAGATCTGGAGTTCCGTTAGAACCATCACAAAGTTTCCAACCTGTAGGAATAGAAGCGATTATACCATGCCATATAGCAATTGCACCAACTGGTATATGCGAATTGGTAACCCCGTTAATCTCTAATGAATTAGTTATAGCACTACCTTCTATATTTACTCTATAGCTTCCGGGATCCCTTGTGCCAATGCCAATATTTCCATCGAAGGTTACAATCTCCGTTAACATTGCTATTATTAATAGTATACGATTTTTTAACTTAATAAATAAACGTATCATAATTTCATAATGTAATAGAGTGCGTAATATGGATTCGATATATCGACGGCATTACTACTTCCAGTGTTATTGCATGTACCACCATGGTTATGTGGAGAATTAGTCGCTCTGCTATTGTGATTATGACCCATATTGCTGTGCGTCACGTAGTGAGAGTGATGCCCAGCGTATGAGGACCAATCAGTCAGATTATTCTTTGCTTCAATTGCGTATCCACCACCATGTACGTTATAGTTATCGTAGTTATTAAGAGATCTCCAACTCATCCCCCATAAAGCATGCGAATGGGCATTGTTACGCCGACTATTGTGGTTATGCGCCGCGTTTGCTCCTTGTGCGCCGTGAGAATGAGGAGCATTCGCTGAGGATATTGTGACTTGATGATTATGTTGCTTCATTGTATTATTGCTCACTGTTACAGTGTTCGCTCCACCTGTACTATTTAGAACTGTGGGAGAAGGTGCTGCATCTCCGGCGGCACCACGAACAGTTCTTTCCCTTAGATCTGGAGTTCCGTTAGAACCATCACAAAGAACCCAACCTGTAGGAAGATTAGCTGCCACATTCCCATACCATATTCCAATTAATCCAGATGGAGCAAGTGCATTGAGAACCCCGGCAACTTCCATAGAAGTCGCTTTAACTCCACCTTCTACACGTAGTTTATAGCTTCCAGGATCTGTTGTACCAATGCCAATATTTCCACCGAATGTACGAATGAGTGTAGTCATTGCTATTATTAATAGTATACAATTTTTTTAACTTAGTAATTAAACGTAATTTCATCAGCACCACCTTCTGTAAATTTTACCACTCTACCGTCCGCATGTGATGAAAGATATTCAACAAATATATCGTAATTTCCATCGCCTACCACGGCGTGGTCAATTTTAAATGTCATAGCATTTGCAGTTGTTGTTACTTCTGCACTCCATGGACATGAATTGTGACCAACTACGACGACCTCACCGAGTGTTATAGCTGCAGGTGTACCACCAGTAATGTGACCACCAACACAATCCATATTAATACTACTTAGTGTAAGTGTGCCTTCACAAATAGTTGCGTATATCTTTGCCTGGAATACATGATTTGAAAAATTAACGGTAAAGGTTCCATTAGCTATGGTAGCATTCGTGGGTAAAGTTCCATTGTGAGAATATGTCTTCTTACAAGTACCCGCTCTATTTGTAATAAGACCACCTTGTGTATATACATTTGAAGCGTGTACATTAGTTGTCACATATGCATTTCCTGTGACATGTAAGGTTGCATCGGGTGTAATTTCACCAATACCTACAAATCCACTTGTGTAACTTAATGCGGTGGGAGTCGATTCAATAGTCCATGGTGTACTAACGAATAGGGCATCAGATTTATATAGCTCCCCACTGAAGTTAATGTCACCCGTGACATCTAGGGTGAAACCTGGATCCGTTTTTCCAATACCCACCCGATTTGACACTGAATCTACATGAAGAGAATTTGTATCAACATTCAAGTTTGAAGCTATGTATACATCATTACCGACATGAACATTATTAGCCACACCAATACCACCAGCTACTTTTAGAGCACCGGTGGTTGTGGTTGCAGATATAGTAGTATCCGTCACATCAACACTTCCAGATGACATGTCAGCCGCGAAGACAGTCTTGGCAACTCCTAGACCACCTACAACCTGTAAGGCTCCAGATGTTGTCGTGGTAGCATCCGTAATATTTTCAATCTTACCCGTTCCCCCAACGAATAGATTTTCTACTATACCCACACCACCCGTTACCTTAAGAGCACCGGTAGCTGTGCTTGTAGATGGAGTATTATCTGTTACATTTACACTGTCAGCCTCTACATTCTCAAGATTGGCATCTGTAGCATGAAGATTCCCTTGAATACCCACACCACCAAGAACCGTTAGAGCACCGGTAGTTGTACTTGTAGATGCAGTGTCACCAAGTGTAACCTCCTTGGCATTCAGATTGGCACCTGGAAAGTTTAATGTATGGGTTGCCATAATTAATATAAGGGTAGAGAATAATTATCTAAGATACAATGTTGAATGTGTGTAATAGACAGCTTCGTCGCTGGTAGC